TGATCATGTTTCAGTTGTGCCGCTTATATTTACATTTATCACGCTTGCCATATCTGCAAGGGCCGAAACCTTCATGCTGTTATCAACTACTTGGCCTAAAAGCTTATCAATTCGCTCTGTCTGGCTTGCTGGGATTGTCTTAACAATAAACCAATTACCACCGCTACCGGTTGTGCCAGTTGTCGCAGTTAGAATTAGCCAGAATGTAACCTGTACTGGACTTGTTGAAGTGTTTGTAATAGTGGCAGCACCTATGAACTTCTTTTCACTTATGCTCGAATCTACAAGCGTGACTTCTGAAGTAGTAAGCTGCGTTTCAGATACAAAGTTATTCAATGTAGTTGTCATTATTTAAACCTCTCGAAGCCGTAAGCAATACAGTTAAATGAATCTGCTGATGCTCCTGCATTGTCTCTAACTCTCATTATCAGTCTTTGATTTGATCCAGCATCTAGTTTTATTCCAAATGGAAGCCCTAATCTAACAAGATCAACAGAAATAAAATAACCATAGTCGTTTGTAGCGTTTACGTGCCTTACTTCCCATCCCGTTGGTATTAGCGCAAATGACAGCCTGAAAATGTCTTGATTTGACTTGATAGCATCATGAATATCTTGTTCGCCACGCTGCGAGGTGTAAAACAGCCTAGTTCCATTTGTAAGGGCCGCCCCATCTGCCCATTGGTTGGGCTGTCCAGAAACACCATAACCGACTAAAAAACTCAGTGATGTTATATACCTGTCTTCATCTGCATTGGCTCCTATGTAGTAATCTACATTATTCACGCTTCCATCAACGCCCATGTCGTTAGTGCCACTTGCCAGCCCGTCTGTTGTCAAATACTGCCTAAAAGGTTCAGTTTTTTGATTAGATAGCGGAGGATATGCCGCACTAATAACGCTCAATTCTTGATCTGAGCTTACCGCTGCCGACCTGCCTGAGCCTTTTCCGTCAAAGAGCTTAAAGCTAAACATTAACTAGCACCGATTGTTTCATACCAGAAGAATATGTCATGTGAGCAAATCCCAGTTGTGCCTGTATCGTATTCAATAGCAATGGCTTTTCCTGGCCCAAGAATCAAAGCGCCTTCAAAATCCATGGCGCTGTCGCTCAAAGCTTCTGACCTATGCGATCCTATTTGTTTAATTGTGGTAAGTCCTGTAATTGCAGTGTCACCAGACATGGCATCTGCTTCTGCTGGAATACCTGACGCAAGATTAAAGCTTGATGGAATTAAACTCGCACCAGATGCCGCTGTTCCTGACACTTCCCATATTTTCCATTTTACTGACTCAGCAGAATGGAACTCCACATGTCCTATAAAAAGGTTTCGTGTTGAGCTTGTGTTTTTTAGATATGCGCTGTATTCACCAGCCGCGACCGTTAAGTCGTCATAAACAGCATTGAACGCAAGGCCAAAATCTCTACTTGCGTAAAAATAACGAGGCGCGTTTTTACCAGATACGTTTAGTCGCTGTACTGAGCTGACTGAAGCGTCACCATTTTTACCTTTACCGTCTTCGATCTTCATGTACTGATTCCTCGTTTATTGTTTCGTCAAAACCTAGTTCATTGTATTTGTTAATTATACGCAACTCTATAATAATCTGTTGAAGCAAATCTTTTACAGTTGTTTCGTGTTCTAAATCATCAGGTTCAAAGCTCATTTTGCAAACCACTCATCTGAGTCAAGAAAATAATAAAACTCTATTGATGTGCCTTGCCTTGATAGTACACCTGTAGAGCTTCCGTTAATGTTTCGCCCGTTGCCGCTCAAGCTTATGTCTGAGCCATCAGCATTTCTAATAACTATAATATCACTTTCTTGTGGATAAAGCGGGAATGTTATAGTGCTGTTAAATTTCGCATTTATAAACTCGTGATCAGTTGCTGTATAGCTATTTGTAACTGTTACCGCTCTAAACTGTTTGACCTCTATTACTTGAGGGAAGCTGAAGCTTTTTTCTATGTCTCCAGCTTGCAACCCAATAGGCCACGGGAACGACTCTCTAATATTTGTATTGACTATTTCAGTAGTAACTTCATTATTTGATCGAGTGAGGCTTTCTATCCACTCCATAAAACGCTGAGTAGGCTGGTTATCTTTGGTAAAAAACTCACCCCTTCTAGGAGTTACTAAATTAGCCATTACTGACTACCTAACTGTGGCGTTGCTGCCAATCTAATAAGATTAGCGCGTACTTTGTCAGTCACCACTAGCTTGATCATTCTAGATACAGGGAAGCGCCCTTGCTGCCTCCATATTGACCTGTGTCCATATTCGCCTATCTTACCAATAGAACGCTTAAACGGGCCTTTAAATACTCTACCGCCATCGTCTGAGAAGTACATTCTAATTTCAGGATCTGAACCCTGACCAGTTGTTAAGCCTACGCCGCTCTGAAGTGTCGCTTCAAATTCACCAGCAAATAGAGCCATGCCGTTTTCACTAAACGGCGCTGTAGTTGACGCCCTGAATATCTCATCACCATAATAATCAAGGGTGTCTGTATCAATCTCACCAATAATGCCTGTTGATTGATCGCCTACTAATAATTTGCCGTAAGCCTGAACAATTGATTGAACTCTCCAACGGTTATCCTCTACGCCAGTTTGAAGCTCAAACCAGATATTGCCTTGCATGTAAGCCGATGATGTTGCGTTATAAACAAATGTACGTGAAGCTATTCGCGTAGACTCAAACGTAAACAAGGCCAAAAACTGACCATGTCTTGAAAATGTCATTGAAAAAGAAGCTTCTATTTCGGCTTTGTTGAACCTTTGGATTTCTTTATCAATAGCATCTGAGCTAATCTTCTGCGCACTTGCGCTGCCCGTGACTTTCCAGATCGCTGTCTGTTCATTTAAGCCACCACCTACAAAGCAAAATGTATTATCAAACTCCAAAGGGCTAAATCTAGCATGTGAGCCTTTTTGAATGTTCGCGCCTGGTATTCTTTGGAATGGGAAGCCTGCACCACCAACGTTCTGGAATAGCTCAGTAGTTTCTAAGCCAATAACAAATAGTTCATTATGATTGACGTGCAATGAAACTATTCTGTCACTGCTTATTTCGGCCGTTCCAAAGTCTAAAGCATCATAAGTAAACGGATCATTTAATGAAGAGTTAAAGAACACCGCGCCATCACTTGACGAAAAAACAAAGTACCCATCCTTAAAAACTACTGTGTCAGATGTTCTAAAGTCAGGATCTGTAATCTGTGTAAGCGTTAAAGCTACGTTGTCATAAGCGTAAGCATTGCCACCAGGGACCACGACAACCATATACTGCCCGTTAGTTGCCATTGAGACATAGCCAGAACCCGCAATAGTTCCGTGATTAGTTACAACGCCAGAAGATGAAACCGAGATTAAGCTATTCCCATTAACAAAATAAGGAACCTCTGCCATCGACAATGCGCCACGATTGCCACTTATTGAACTATCTACAAACGTCTTTAAGCCTGGAGGCTGAAACAACGCTCTAGTATTTAATGCTGCACTCTCAGCAACAACAGGTATCCAGTTAACGCATCTCTGAGAAGAGAATGGCGCACTTTCAGACTGATAAAAGCTGAAGCCTAAAGGCAATGGTAAGCGAGCCATCAGCTGAAGTCCGGCTGAAGGGTTAAACTTTCCATCTCTTCATCCCAACCAAGCAAATCATCTAAAAACTGTACTGCTTTGCCGTTTATTGATTGCATTTTAACGGGCGGCGTATCGTATTCATCTGATAATCTAGCAGCCAAGTTATAAATAACAGCCTCTTGCCATTCTTCAGGAAAGTCTATGGTTTCAGTGCTTGATGTAACTACATCTAGAGGCCGTTCAAATGTAAATCTTATGAAGTCGTTAATGCTGCTAGTCGTCTGCCAAACATACAAACGGCCATTCGTTAACTGTGGTGAATAGTAGCAATTAACTACTGACCCTTGGGATATTTTATTGACCTGATTAAAGTATTGGCTGCGACTCCATGATCGAACAGGAATCTCATTATCATCAGCGTAAGTCTTTCTTCTAAATGATAGGATTCTTTTGGGTCGCTGAATTAGAGTTGTAAATGTGAAAACTGTGTTACCAAGCGTAGCAGCAGAAGGCAATACGGTATCAATAGTTATTTGTGTTGTGCTATCAATGCTTTTTATTGTTGTCCAGAATCTGGTAGCATCATCCATTTGAATACCAACATTATCACCAACCGTCATGCCAGTAGTTAAAACAACAGGGATAACA